TCTATGTATATGCATAGAGGTGAGGAGGGGAAGTGAGGGCTTCGGTTCAAGGTGAGGAAGATTAGTGAGGTGAGGAAGATGAAGCAGACTAAAAGACAAAAGAAGTCGGATCGTATATTACATGGCAGCCAAAGCAAAGATGCCATCATGTGTGACTATGCGTTGGCTCCAGTTGACAGGCTGGCAATCGAGATGGATCAGAAGTGGGGGATAGATCGGCTGCCTGAGTTGGTAAGTGTCTCGATGTCGCAGAAGTATGGCAGTGCGGTTGCTAAGATGAATGCGGCAGTCGAGGCAGGCGATGTAGAAGAATGCAGGAAGCGTTGCGAGGTTGTCGTGCGGGGGTTGCATGCAATGGATGCAGAAGCCGAGCGTGTGGGCGCTCAGAAAGCGTGTACGGATGTCTGGGAGGTTGAGATAGACGGAAAGCTATTTGGCGTTATGAAGGATGGCAGAGGCTGGCGTGCGATCAAAGAGCAGCGGCCTGAGCTGGAGCTGTTGACGCTGCGTGAGGTTGCGCTGGCTTACAGATACTTTCGGGAGCATTGGATGGGTGAGCTGGAGAAGGCGGCCAAGCAATCATTCCCTAGCGCAGAGATGATCGACATAAAGGGAAAAACGTTTGACGATCCTATTCCCTTCTGAAATAGTGGCGGCACCTGATGGCGCAGAGCTTTACCCATTTCCTTCTGCGCAATCTGCCTCACTGAACTGGCTCGGCATTGCGCCGGGCCATTTTTGTTTGTAGCGTGTCGGCATGAACACATTCGTTGTAGAATTTGATCCTAACATGGACGAGGACGAGATCAACGCAGAAGTCGCTGAGGTGCTGTGGCTAATCAATGAGCGCATCCTTGGTGGTAGCTGTAAGAAGGTTATGGCCGTGGCTCTGAGCCTAGCCATGAAAGAATACCTAGAGAACAGCGAAGCATTCGGCGTCCATCATTAACTCGCTGTGACACACAGCGACGTCTCCGCGCAGACGCGCGTGCGCGTAACTGAACGGGCGTTCATATTCAAGGCTGAAACACTACATCTTGTGCCATTGCAGGATTTGCATAGCTTAAACTGCCAAAGCTTTGCGCAAAGCCCTTATTTATATGATGTATGCAAAAAGTGGAATTTAACATAATCGACATTATACGCACGATCTATGCGTTTTTTGCAACCCGGCCCGAAAATACCCCCCCCCGCCCCGCGACGAGACGGGGGCGTGCGTGTGTAGAAAAACGCATTCACCTGTGCTATATATCTGCCAAGGCTGCCGCACTACCAACCCAGCCACGACGCCTCACCCTCCCTACACTGCGTCGTCACGCGGCAGCCCCCCCTCCCCCTATTGCCAGAACTGCTAGCATCGTCTAAAATTTTAAAAATTCTGAAAGCGAGGCAATATGGCGGGAAAGCAGTTAAGAAACAGAATATTGCAGCATATTGAGCAAAATGGTGGCGCTGAGTATGTGCATGAGATGGCGTCGAGCATGACGCTGAAGGCCTGGGCTGCCAAGGAATGGGAGTGCAGTCGTAACTACCTGAGCGAAACGATCCGCAGTGTTCCTGAGTATGCGCGTGCATTGGATCGCGCGCAGTCTGTCTTGGCTGACGCGATGATGGAGGAGAATGTTGAGATTGCTGATGGTATTCCAGAAACGGCCACGACTGCTCAGATTGCCAAGGTTCGTGAGCAGATGAACGCGCGAAAGATGTTGGCGGCTGGGCTGAATAGGGATCGGTACGGCTCGGGGCCAAAGACAGAGATTACGTTAAATCTGGGTGATTTGCACTTAGATGCGCTGCGTAAGATCAGCTCGGATCGTCAGGCGTTGATGGCTGAGGATCGTGACCGAGAGATGAGGGTGATTGAGCATGACGACTGAGAGCAATCCATTTGAGGATTTTACGCTGCAATACATGGATGATCCTGTATTGTTTGTGCGGGAGGTGTTGGGCGCGGAGCCTTTGGAATATCAGGCTGAGTTTTTGAATGCGATTGCGTCTGGCGAGCGTAAGATTTCAATTAGGTCTGGGCATGGTACTGGAAAGTCTACGAGCGCGAGTTGGGCGATGCTGTGGTATTTGCTGATGCGTTTTCCCAATAAGGTTGTTGTGACTGCCCCGACGTCGGGTCAGTTGTTTGACGCGCTATTTGCGGAGCTGAAACGGTGGATCGGTGAGCTGCCGAAGCCTGTTCAGGATCTTTTGACGGTTAAGAGTGATCGTGTTGAGCTGGCGGCTGCGCCGTCAGAGATGTTTATTTCGGCTCGGACGTCGCGTGCAGAGACGCCAGAGGCTTTGGCTGGGGTACACTCGGATAATGTGCTTTTGGTTGTTGACGAGGCTTCTGGTGTCCCTGAGAAGGTGTTTGAGGCGGCTGCTGGTAGTATGTCGGGTCACAATGCGACGACTGTGTTGCTGTCAAACCCTACGAGGTCGAGCGGTACGTTTTATGAGACACAGAACAGGATGTCTGACAGTTGGTGGACGCGGCGATGGAGCTGCGTAGAAAGTCCTTTGGTGTCGGATGAGTTTGTTGACGAGATGCGTGAGCGTTATGGGGAGGAGAGCAATGCGTTTCGTATTCGTGTGTTGGGTGAGTTTCCTTTAGCTGATGATGACACGATTGTGCCGTTTCACTTGGTTGATGCGGCGATGAATAGGGATATTGAGGTTGATGCTGAAAGAGCGCCTGTTTGGGCGTTAGACCCGGCGCGATTTGGGACAGACAGGACGGCGTTTTGCAAGCGTGTTGGTAATGTTGTGACTGAGATTAAGAGCTGGCGCGGTTTAGATTTGATGCAGACTGTTGGGCGTGTGATGGCGGAATATGAGGCTTTGCCGCCGAGCCAGCGGCCTGGTGAGATCTTGGTTGATAGTATTGGTATTGGGTCGGGGGTTGTTGATCGAATGCGTGAGTTGGGTGCGCCTGTTCGTGGTGTTAATGTTGCTGAAAGCCCTAGCATGGGTGCGACGTATAATAATTTACGGACTGAGCTGTGGTTTAAGACAAAGGCTTGGCTGGAGGATCGGTCTTGCAAGTTGCCGAAGGATGATGAGTTGTTGGCTGATCTGACGGGTATACGGTATTCGTTTACGTCTTCTGGTAAGATGGCAGCCGAGGGTAAGGATCAGATGCGCAAGCGTGGGCTGCGTTCACCTGACTTGGCGGATGCTGTTTGTTTGACGATGGCGTCTGACGCGGCGATGGCGCTGTCGGGGCCGCTGTCGTCTTGGAAGGGTGAAATAAGAAGAAATTTGCGCGGAATTGCGTAATGTGGTATGAGTTGACTAACATAGGAGACAGTTATGGCTTACGGTAATAAAAAGAGCTTTTCACCCCCTAAAGGATGCCCGATGAAAGCTGCGTGCAAGCGTGCGGGTCAGTGCCTTGGTAAGAAGCATAGCAAGTAATGCCGGGTAAAGGTTTATATGCCAACATCCACGCTAAACGTAAGCGTATTAAGGCGGGATCTGGCGAGAAGATGCGCAAACCAGGCAGCAAGGGTGCGCCGACGGCTAAGGCATTTAAGGCGGCTGCGAAAACTGCCAAGAAGCCGAAGAAGGGTAAAAAGTAATGGCTAATCGTTTTAGAGACATTATGGATTTGATTGACGGCGGTGGCGCTGGGCAGATGGGCAGCCAGTTTGAGGGCGGTGGTTTGCTGTCTGTGATTGCGAACCAAATTGCCAAGCCGTATGCCTCTGTTGATGAAGAGCGGCGTCGTGCATTGATGCAGATGCGTGGTTTGCTTGATGAGGAGCCTGCTGCTGGATCTGCGCCTATGGGGACGTCTGGCGGCGGTGTTATTGGTGGCGGCGTTAACGCCCCGGCTGGTACTGGTGGTAGTGATTTGCCTAACACAGTTCCGAATGTTTCTGGGATTATGGACGTTGCGCCATTGGGTGGGGCTAATCCGCGCGTTCAGGAAATTATACGTCAACGTCAGGCTGCAAATGCTCCTACCCCACCTTCTCCTCAAATCACGATGGGCGGCAATCATCCGGGGATGGGGCCGAGCGGCCCTGAGCTGATGCCTGCGTCGTCTAGTATGGCTTCTGGCGCTCCTCAGTCTACTCGAATTGGAATGCCTCCTGTGACGCCTGCTGGCGGCCCTGCAATGGTTTCGCCGTCGCGTGAAAGTCCGCCTATGATGAGCGGAACAGGCGGTATTGCTAAGACAATGCCCGAATATGAGGAATATATCGCTGAGTTAATGGTTAAGGCGTATGGCGCGGAGGCAGAAAGTCGCATTAAGGCGCAAATGGACGCAGACCCTAACTTCTGGCAGAATTCGTATAATAGCTATTTGCAAGGCTTGGGGGTCATGCCGAATGGCGGTTAAGCGCAAGAAAGTCCCTGCGAGTAAGAAGTACGCAGACGGCACTATTTACAAGGACAGCGAGGGTCGCACGCATAAGCGCATCTCCAAGCCGGGGACAAAGCGTGGCGATGCGTATTGTGCGCGGTCTAGCGGCCAGAAGAAGACT